GAGAAAGAGCAAATGATTATAGGAGCGTTGCTAGATATAATAATGAATGTAGTAAGATATCAATCTTATTTCAGATAAATAACTTAATAAGAAAAGAGGAAATGAAATGGCTAAAATTAATATGAATGATGTTAATAGTTTGCTCGGCGCTGAAACAACGGCAGACACATTAAACATGATTCGAAATGAATTAGGTGGAGCGTATGCAATGGCGGTTCCAGTTGCAGATGAAAGAAATATTGGTGAAGTTGGTATCGGTATTAACTCGTTACCTCAACATCGTAATGATTTTTTAAATCAATTAGTTGACCGTATTGGGCTAGTTGTAATTAAACACAAATCTTTAAACAATCCACTTGGAAAATTTAAAAAGGGAACTATGCCTTTAGGATATACAATTGAAGAGATTTAACATAATGGGTCTCTCTAAATTCCTCTAATTCGGTGAACATCTCAAAAGAGACAATACCGAGCGAAGCCCTTCGAAGGGAACGTGTAACGACTAGTTGAAAGACGTACATCCAAGCGGATGGAAACGGGGAACATAATTTAAAAAATTATGAAGAGATAGTCTACTCTATATGGTGACATATAGCAGTTCATAAGAGAACGTGTTAACTGTAGCGAGGTTAACAGAATACATGGTATACAGATATCACAAAAGCGAAAAAGTTTGATCCATCTGATGCAGAATCAACTCTTTACAAACGTGAGATTCCTGACACGAAAGCATTCTTCCATCAACGTAACCGAGAAGACTTCTATGAGCAAACTGTATCTCAAGCTGAATTAAAAGCGGCGTTTGTTTCTTATCAGAATTTAGATAACTTTGTTACTGGTATTTTTGAAGCACTTTATAACTCGGCAGAAGTTGATGAGTACCTATACATGAGAAAACTTATTGATGAGTTTTACGCAAAAGGATACTTCCATCATGTAAAAGTTGAAGTACCTACAGATGAAGCGACGGGTAAAAAATTAGTTAAAAGTATTCGTGCAATGGCTCGTAAGTTAACACTTGGAATGGGTTCTCGTAAATACAATCATACTGGGGTACATACACGTTCTGAAATTGATGGTTTACATTTATTTATTACCGCTGATACGGAAGCGGAAATCGATGTAGAAGTTTTAGCAGCTGCATTTAATATGGGTAAAGCGGAATTCATGGGAGCTGTAACAGTTATTGATGAGTTCGAAGACCCTGCAATTCAAGCTGTGCTTGTTGATGCTGATTGGTTTATGTGTTATGACAATAACATTGAAATGACAAATGTTTACAATGCGAAGGGTTTATATTGGAATTATTTCTACCATATTTGGCAGACTCTTTCATGTTCAACATTAGAAAATGCAGTTGTATTTAGTACAGCGGATGTTCCTACACCGCAACCGCCGACGGCAACAGTTTCACCAAAAACGGCTAGTGTAAAAGCAGGAGAAACACAACAATTTACAGCTTCAACTGACCCTGCATCAGCTACTGATATTACTTGGGAAGTTGCAGGAAACACAAAAGCAGGTACTACAATTTCAACTAGTGGATTATTAACAGTTGATGCTACGGAAGAAGCGGGAGTAGACAAGTTAACAATTACATATAAAGGTAAAGTTAATGGTGTTGATGTAACTGATACAGCTAAAGTGACAGTTACTACACCCTAGTGAATATTATTTAAGGAGGAACGTCTAAAATGGCAGTCGTACCAGTAAGTGGGAGCAACGTCTTTTTTAAAAAAGGCGTTCCCTTTTCTAATGATTATAAAGCAACAAGATGGCATAGTGATATAAGTGAACAACAAAGTTATTTTAGTGGCAGACCAACGGTTCACACTATGACAGAAGTTACATTCGTTGAAAATGATGGAAAGACTTATGTTTCAACAGATGCAAGTATTGACGAGCTACGTGATGTTAGTTATATGATGTTTCAGAATGATCAATACAATAATAAATGGTTTTATGCTTTTGTTACAAAATTAACAAGAAAATCAAGTAACACAACTTACGTATATTTTGAAATTGATGTGTTACAAACTTGGTTCTTTGATTTTGATTTTAAACCATCATTTGTTGTAAGAGAACATTGTCCTTTATGG